GAGTATGCTGAGTGGGAGCCAGATGCGTTCATAGTGGAGAAGAAGTCATCGGGCACCGCGCTGTACCAAGAGATGAGACGTATGGGGTTGCCTGTGTCAGAGTATACTCCCCACAGAGGGTCAGGTGATAAGCTAGCTCGCTTGAACTCAGTATCTGATATTGTAGCAAGTGGGATATGTTGGGTGCCCCCCACACGGTGGGCAGAAGAGGTTATAGAGGAGATTGCTGGATTTCCGTTTATGAGCCATGATGACTTAGTTGACTCAACGGTTATGGCATTAATGAGATTCAGACAAGGTGGGTTTATTAGATTACCTACGGACGAGCCTGAAGAACAACGGTATTTTAAGAGGCGCGGAAGCGGCTACTACTAGAGACGTATTATGGCTATTGAAAAAGGTTTGTACGCTGCCCCCGAAGGCATCGAAGCAGAAGCTGTAGAAGAAAGTGCGCTTGAGATTGAGATTGTTAACCCAGACGCGGTGACTCTGGATGATGGCAGCATGGAGATCACACTGATCCCCGGCGGTGACGAAACAGATATTATTGATTTCGGAGACAATATCGCAGACGCGATGGAGGATAGCGACCTCATTGCCTTAGCTGAAGAACTCGTTGGTCTTGTAGATTCAGATATAGCCAGCCGCAAAGATTGGGCGGACAGCTTCGTCAAAGGTCTTGATGTTCTTGGTTTTAAATACGAGGAGCGCAACGAGCCGTGGGAAGGCGCGTGTGGCGTGTACTCCACAGTCCTCGCTGAAGCAGCCATACGGTTTCAAGCGGAAACTATGTCTGAGACATTTCCCGCCGCTGGCCCTGTAAAGGTAAAAGTCCTTGGAGAAGAAACTAAGGACAAGGAAGAAGCTGCACAGCGCGTAAAAGCTGATATGAATTACGAACTCACCGAGCGCATGGTGGAGTACAGACCCGAACATGAACGTTTGCTGTACAGCCTTGGCTTGGCTGGTAGTGCGTTTAAGAAGGTGTATTTTGATCCGAACATAGGCCGTCAAACGGCTGTATACATACCAGCAGAAGATGTGGTGGTGCCATACGGCGCATCGCATGTAGAAAGTGCAGAACGTGTTACGCACATCATGCGTAAGACTAAGAACGAGCTGAAGAAGTTACAGTCTGTAGGGTTTTACAAGGACGTAGAATTAGGCGATCCAACGCCGTATCACACAGATATAGAAGAGCGTAAGGCTGAAGAGGGTGGCTACTCACTTACTGACGATGACCGCTTCACATTATATGAGATACACGCTGACTTAGTTATAGACGGTGTGGATGAAGAAGATGGTGATGAAGAAGATCAGATAGCGAAGCCCTACGTCGTGACACTAGAGCGTGGCAACAACAAAGTTTTGGGTATTCGCCGTAACTGGAGTGAAGAAGATGAGTTGATGCTGAAGCGTCAGCACTTCGTACACTATGTATACGTGCCCGGATTTGGGTTCTATGGTCTAGGGCTGATTCACATAATCGGTGGGTACGCTAAAGCAGGTACTTCTATTATACGGCAGCTTGTGGATGCCGGTACGCTGTCTAACCTGCCCGGAGGTCTCAAGTCTCGCGGGTTACGTATTAAGGGTGATGACACTCCCATAGAACCGGGGGAGTTCAAGGATGTAGATGTGCCGTCAGGCAGCATCCGCGACAACATTATGCCGCTTCCTTATAAGGAGCCGAGTCAGACCCTACTAGCTTTACTCAACCAGATCACCACAGAAGGCCGTAGGCTGGGTGCTATCAGCGACATGAACATTTCGGACATGTCAGCAAATGCTCCTGTAGGAACTACTCTGGCGCTCCTAGAGCGTACCTTGAAGCCAATGGCGGCGGTACAGGCGCGTGTTCATTACGCCATGAAGCAAGAGTTTAAGATGCTCAAAGCGATCATGGCTGAGAATGCACCGGAGCAGTACGATTACCAACCGTACCGAGGCGCGGTATCTGCCCGTGTAGCAGATTACATGATGGTGGACGTAATCCCTGTCAGTGATCCGAACAGTTCTACGATGGCCCAGCGTGTTGTGCAGTACCAAGCGGTGTTGCAGATGTCACAGTCTGCGCCTCAGATATACGACCTGCCGCAGTTGCACAGGCAGATGATCGAAGTGTTGGGTGTTAAGAACGCAGACAAACTTGTTCCTACAGAGGACGACGCAAAACCGACCGATCCGGTCAGCGAGAACATGGATGCTCTTGTTGGTAAGCCAATGAAAGCGTTTATATACCAAGATCACGATGCTCATATAGCTACGCACATGGCGTTTATGCAAGACCCGATGATTATGCAGTCTATTGGGCAAAACCCCCAAGCGAAGCCAATTATGGCGGCGCTACAGGCACACATTGCAGAACACCTTGGTTTCCGTTACCGCAAGCAGGTAGAAGAGAAACTAGGCGCACCGCTACCACCTCCCGGCGAGCAGTTGCCAGAGCAGGTGGAAGTAAACTTGGCAAGGCTGGTAGCAGATGCAGGCAAACAGCTTACTCAACAACACCAACAACAAGCCGCACAGCAGCAAGCGCAGCAGAAAGCTCAAGATCCTGTTATTCAGATGCAACAAGCCGAGCTACAGATCAAGCAGCAAGAAGTGCAGCGTAAGACAGCTAAAGATCAGATGGACGCGCAGGTTAAACAAGCAGAGTTAGAACTAAAAGCTCGTGACCAGATGCAAGACGCGCAGATAGATCAGGCTGAGTTAGCTCTTAAAGAACAAGAGTTAATGCTAGAAGCTAAGAAAGATGGCGTAAAGATGGCTGCTGAACGACGTAAGAATAATGCAAAAGCAGACGTTGACTTGCTCAAAGCAATGAAGGATTCCAATAACAACAGAGGCCAATAATGGCTAAAACCGTCTTTGACGTGCTAAGAGAAAAAATCGAGTCCGATAGGGACTCTGCACTACAATTTCTAAGCAGCGGAGGAGCAAAAGACTTCTCTATGTATAAGGAAACCACAGGTTTAATTCGGGGTCTCGAAACCTGTCTGGGCTATGTAGAAGACCTCTCGCGCAATTTGGAGTATGGAGATGACTGACATTGCAGAAGCAATAGTCTCGGAAGAAGAGGTAGAAGCACAACTACCTGTGCCTGTGGGGTATAGGGTGTTGATTGCATTACCGCAAGTCGAAGAAACCTTTGACGGTACTAACTTACTGAAGACGGATACGCAAAGAAACCAAGAACACGTTATGTCCATTATTGGACTTGTAGTGGATATGGGTGACCAAGCCTACAGCGATGCTGAACGATTCCCCACTGGCCCTTGGTGTAAGCAAGGTGACTATGTGATGTTTCGTGCTAATTCTGGCACAAGGTTTAGGGTTGATGGTTTAGAGTATCGTTTAATGAATGATGACTCTATTGAAGCCGTTGTAGCAGATCCCCGTGGCGTATCACGAGTATAAGGAGTAAGTTATGCCGTTCCAAAAAGTAGAGTTTAATTTCCCTAATGAGGAAGAACAAGAATTGGTGGTAGAAGTAGAAGACTCCGGTGCAATGGAGATTGATTTATCTGGTAAAAAGACAGCCGAAGACTATAAAGAAGCAGAGGCTGAAGTTGAGGTTGAGGTTGAAGCTGAACCGGAAGCAGAAGATGAGTTTGACATTGAGATCGTTGATGATACTCCTGTAGCAGACCGTAATCGCAAGCCTTCTGAGCCGCCCAGTGATGTTACTGAAGAGGAATTAGAGAACTATTCTAAGAAAGTTCAGAATCGCCTCAAGCACTTTAGTAAAAGCTACCATGATGAACGCCGAGCTAAAGAAGCAGCCGAACGCGAGCGTCAAGAGCTAGAACGGTTAGCGCAAAAACTCGTTGATGAAAACAAAGAGTTAAAGGGCAATGTAGCTAAAAACCAAGAAGCGTTGCTTGAGCAGGCAAAGAAAAATGCCAGTTCTGAGATAGAGTCTGCGAAACAGGCATATAAGGTTGCTTACGAAGAAGGCAATTCTGAGGCGGTTGTTGACGCACAGGAAAGTCTAACTTCTGCTAAGTTAAAGTCAGAACGCCTAAATAACTTCAGAATACCTGCTTTACAGGAAGAGGAAAGTCCTGTACAAGACACTGAATCAACGAATATTCAAGAGGTTTACCGCGATACTAGGGCCGAAGAGTGGAAAGCAAACAACTCTTGGTTTGATACAGACCCTGAAATGCAAAGTTTTGCTCTAGGTGTGCATCAAAAGCTAGTGAACGATGGGGTAGACCCCCGAAGTAACGAATACTACGAGCGCATTGACGTTCGTATGCGACAAGTATTTCCAGATCAATTTGAGGAGGAAGTTCCCAAGCAGACAGTAAAACGAAGTTCAAATGTGGTGGCACCCGCTACGCGGAGCACAAGCCCTAAGAAGGTAAGATTATCGCCAACACAAGTAGCTTTGTCCAAACGTCTTGGTATAACTCCACAAGAATACGCCAAACAGATGGCTGCATTAGAAAGAGGAAATGAATAATGGCGGAAAATAGAATCAAGAGAGATAGCGAAACCCGCGAGACAACTACTCGTAAGCGTTCGTGGCAACGGCCAGAGGTATTACCTTCGCCAGAACCACAGGATGGCTATGAGTTTCGTTGGGTGCGTGTATCTACTCAAGGTCAAACAGACGCTACCAATGTTTCCTCAAAACTACGTGAAGGTTGGGAGCCAGTTAAAGCTGAAGATCACCCAGAGTTTGCATTAACCGACAAAGACGAAAGATTTGAAGGTAATATATTGCAAGGTGGGTTACTTCTTTGTAAGGCTCCAACAGAGCTAGTTAAGGAGCGTAATGATTATTACGAAAACCAAACTAGATCGCAGATGCATTCTGTAGACAACAACCTCATGCGCGAAAACGACCCTCGTATGCCTTTGTTCAACGAGCGCAGTACAAAAGTTACCAATTTTGGTAAAGGTAATTAAACTTTTTGTTAAGAGGTTAACATCATGGCTTATCCAACAGTCGATGCCCCTTATGGGCTAAAGCCGGTAAAGCTGCTTAGTGGTGTTCCATACGTAGGTACTACTCGTCAATACAGTATAGCTAGTGGCTATGCTACGAGTATCTTCTACGGGGATGCTGTTAAGCTAGTTACCGGAGGCACCGTTGAGCGTGATACGTTCGATGCTGCCATGACTCCAATTGGGGTCTTCATGGGTGTAACTTACACCGATCCTAGTACGGAACAGTTGACTTTCAAGCAATACTATCCGGCTAGCACCGTTGCTTCAGATATTAAAGCATACGTGTGTGACGCTACTGACGTATTGTTCAAAGTTGCTGTTGTGTCGTCTGGCACCACTATTGCTGATTTAGCTATCACTGATATTGGCGCAAACGCCACTGGAGTAGACAACACTGGAAGCACCGTAACAGGTAATTCCGCATGTGCTATTTCAGATTCGTCTGCTACCACTAACACACTTCCTCTCCGCATCGTTGCCTTGGTTGAAGAAACCAAGAACTCTTCTGGCGGATTTACTGAAGCATATGTTAAGTGGAACGCAGGTCACCAATTTGATAATACCACTGGCGTATAAGGAGTAAGGTAAAATGGCTATTTCAAGAGCGCAATTACTTAAAGAACTCCTGCCCGGACTGAACGCTTTGTTCGGAATGGAGTACGCTAAGTATGGTGAAGAGCACTCGGAGATTTTTGAATCAGAAACCTCTGACCGTTCTTTTGAAGAAGAAACTAAGTTGTCAGGATTCTCTGCTGCCCCCGTCAAAGACGAAGGCGCTGCAATTGAATACGACAACGCACAAGAAGCATTCACTGCTCGTTATACGCACGAGACCGTGGCTATGGGCTTCAGTATTACCGAGGAAGCAATCGAAGATAATCTCTACGATTCGCTCTCTGCACGTTATACGAAGGCTCTGGCACGCGCTATGGCGTACACCAAGCAAGTGAAGGCGGCGACTATCCTTAACAATGCGTTTGCATCAGGCACTACTTATGGTGATGGCAAAGTATTGTGTGCAACGGATCACCCGCTTGTTTCTGGTGGCACCAACTCAAACCGTCCCGCTGTTGCGGCTGACCTTAACGAAACTTCTTTAGAAGCGGCTGTTATTCAGATTGCAGGTTGGACTGATGAGCGTGGTTTGCTGATTGCAGCACGTCCCACCAAGCTGATTATCCCACCGAACCTACAGTTCGTAGCAACTCGTTTGCTTGAGACTGAAGGTCGCGTAGGAACGGCTGACAACGATTTGAACGCATTGCGTAACAATGGGTCTATTCCCGGCGGTTACTCAATCAATCATTATCTTACCGATACTGATGCGTTCTTCTTGATGACTGACGTGCCAAATGGCTTGAAGCACTTTGTTCGTTCTCCGATGGCTACATCTATGGATGCAGACTTCGATACGGGCAACTCGCGCTATAAAGCCCGCGAGCGTTATTCTTTCGGCGTATCTGACCCACTTGGGATTTTCGGATCACCCGGAGCGTAAAACGCTACATAAGAAGGGGGCACATGTTGCCCCTTTTCTTTTTCTGCTGTATAAGTATTTAATCCCTGACAGGTGTAATCCCGCATCTGACACTAGCCACGACAGGAGATCCATATGGCTAATACGACGTTTAACGGCCCCGTCCGTTCGGAAAACGGCTTTACTGTAGTCTCAAAGAATGCCACAACAGGCGCTATTACAGACGTTGCAAGTATTGCCTCTACAGGCATTGTTACCGATAAATACATCAAGCATGTAGGTTTTGCTACAGGTGTAACGGTCAATACCACTGCTGGCGATAGTCCTTCTATTGGCGAGTTTACCCAACCAGCAAACACAATTATCACAGACATTAAAATTTTCTGTGACACCTCCCCAGTTATTGGCACAGGTGACATTGGCTATGAGGTTGGTACTTCGTCTTCTGGCGCACAAATTGTTGCAGCAGTGACTGATGAGATTCTTGATGGTGGTACAACGGTTGTTGAACACAATGTAACTTTGACCACTTTGGTTGTTCAAACACAAAGCGGCACTACCGCCCCTGCTTCTGTTCAGTACACAGACACTGCAAGAACAATCTATTGCAATATCACTAATACAGTTGACGCAACCACCGCTGGCTCTTTTACGTTTATTATTGAGTACGTTCAGATAGCGTAATAGGAGGCAGTTATGGGTATGTCTGATGTAATTGCGGTATTTAAGACCGCAGGTGTCGTTGCAGACGACGATGGTATATCCGAAAATGCCGCTGTTGGTAATAATGCGGCGTTAACCATTGGGGGCGCTTTAGCTTCTGGTGGTTCAGTTACTCTGAACTCAGGGCAACTCGTTACGATTACCTCTGCTGGAGACGACGACGAGATATCGTTTACTGTAGTAGGCACAGATATTTTTGGTGACGCACTAACTGAGTCAGTTACCGGCGCAAATGCAGGTGTTGCTACTAGCAGTAACTTCTTTAAGACCATTGCGTCTATAACCGCTGTGGGTGACCCAGCGGGCAACGTAAAGGCTGGAGTTAGCGCAAGTTGTGCGGACAATATTTTTGCTGGCCCTGCTAGGCTAAAAGGTGCATACATAGTCAACTCAGCTACGGCGGGCACTATAAAGTTCAGAACCACCTCTGTTTCGGGTACAACCTTAATGGAAGTTGGGACTGTTGCTAGTGCGACTGTAACGCGAGACGTAACTATACCCGAAGAAGGCATACGCTTTCCGAGCGGTATAATTATCACCTACACAGGTGGTACTTTTACGTCTATGACGGCGTTTCATGCGTAACTACTACAAAAAGAAAGCCGTAAGCTGCCCGACGTTCAAGAAGGGTGGCATGGCTGGAATGTCTGTAAAGAGTGGGGACAAGCGCCCTACTAAGTCTGGCGCTGGCATGACAGCAAAAGGCGTTGCGAAATACAGACGACAGAACCCCGGAAGCAAATTGCAAACGGCGGTTACTGAGAAAAGTCCTACGGGCAAACGAGCGAGTCGCAGAAAATCTTTCTGTGCGCGTTCAGCGGGTCAAATGAAAAAATTCCCTAAAGCAGCGAAAGACCCTAACTCAAGGCTGCGACAGGCGCGAAAAAGATGGAGATGCTAACTTGGCATACTTACAAAGCAACATCCCGCACTTTAAGTGTTGGGTGCGGCGGGAGTATACCCATAACCACGAGAAGTACCACGGCGAGTTTATTCACGCTATGGCTATCGCGGTTACGACTATACCCTGCAGGTGTTTGAGTTTTCAGGTAATTTTTACTGGAGCAGAGAGTTACGATGACGAGAATGAACCCAACGTACACGGCGGCGCTATGTGGGCACGTATGCCTATAACAGCGTTATGCGGTGACACTCCGTATGATGAGTGGCCGATGCCTATGGATGTATGGGCAGCACAGCCTTGGGACTGTAGTTCTCGCACGCACGCTGTTTATGTACTTGATAGGGCAACACCATGTCCTTGGTTGGCAAAGATAGACGGTGAAATGTATCCAGCAAAGTACATGTTTACGGTGGACTACACAGATTCAGAAATAGGCGATGACCCCGCACAGCATAAGCAGAGTCACGTTATGGAACTTTTAGATGCTGGTGAGTGGACAGGGAACATAGTAGCCCTACCCAATAACAGAGTACGTGTTACTCATCCAGCATGGTTTGAAACGGGCGAGGGGGCACCAGACTTTAGACCCTCTCAGTACGTGCATTACAGTAAGTCTGATTTGGACTACACGTTAGATACCAACCAGATATTTAACAACTTATACGCGGAGTAGATTATGGCAATTCTTGGTTTTGGTAGGGGAACGAAAGACAAACCTGTAAAAAGGGCTACTGGTCGAGGCCGTGGAGCAGGACGCACGCGCAACACTCGTATGGATGACCTACAGGATGCAAGAGATAAGAGAAAACCTCAAGGTGTCACCTCCCCAATAAAAGACGCTGCAAAGCCCGCGAAGCCGCCTACAGCCGCACCGCGCCCACCAAAAGCTGACAAGCAGTCTACAACAGCAGTTGAACGACCCAAAGCACCTAAAGCAGAAGTTAAGCCTACAGTTGTTCGTCGGGCTTACAATAACCCAGCTATGAATAAAAAGTTGGTGGATAAAGAAAACGCACAGAAAAAAGCTGCTGCCAAGGATGCAAAAAAGACACCAGCGAAGTCTAAATCTCCTGTTGTAACGCCAAAAATGATTAAAGACGCTGGGTTTACTACCCTGCGCGATTATTTGAACGCTAAACAGGGCAAAACCCGTGTTAAAGGCGCTCCTACTGTAACAGGTAAGAATGGCCGTAATGTAGGTAAAGGCGATAATAAAAAAGCTAATGTTACTCGTGAACAATTAGTGGCTGCTGGACTAACTACTGGGCCTAAAGGATTAAAAACCTACCTAGATAAATATGACAAGCTAGGTAGACGACCTAAGCCTTCTGATTTCAAAAAACCCGCTGAGAAGAAAAACAAACCAACATCCCCTGCAAGTGCGGAAGGCCGAGGTATTGTAAGAAAAGCTAAAGGAGGGATGATGAAGTCTAAGATGAAGGCCAAGGGTATGAAAGCTGGTGGCAAGATGAAGACTAAAGGTTACATGGCTGGAGGGTTAAAAGACGCACCAGAAGGTAACAAAGGTCTTAAGAAGCTGCCTAAGCAAGTGCGTAACAAGATGGGGTTCAAGGCCAAAGGCGGCATGATGAAGACCAAAGGCTACGCTAAGGGCGGTATGAAGACCAAGGGCTATATGGCTGGTGGTAAGATGAAAGCCAAAGGTATGGCTAAAGGCGGCAAGGTTCGCGGTGCCGGTATCGCTCGTAAGGGTGTACGTCCAGTGAAGATGCGATGAGGCATTACTATAAGAAAGGCGGAAAGGTTAAATCAGGGGGCAAGATATGCCCTTCTGGTAAAGCGTGGGCTAAACGTACCTTCGATACCTACCCGTCTGCCTACGCAAACATGGCGGCATCTAAGTATTGCAAAGACCCTAGCTACGCTAAAGGTAGCAAGAAAAAGAAGAAGTAATGGGACAGCTTAAACAGTGGCGTAACCAGCAGTGGGTTCGTATTGGCACCGATGGCAAGATCAAGGGGCCGTGCGGTACGTCAAAGGATAAAAAGAACCCAGACCGTTGCTTGCCAAGGTCTAAGGCGCAGTCGTTAAGCCAGTCTGAGCGTGCTACTACGGCCCGTAAAAAGAAAAAAGCTGGGTCAAAAGGTAAGACGGTGGTTTCTAATACACCTAAAGCTAAGGTAAGAACCGCAAAAGAAGGCGGTATGATTCGTGATAACCACAAGGGTTGCGGGGCTGTAATGGGCAACCGTAGAAAGAAAACTTTGTACGTAAGAGGTACTAAGAATGGCTAAATTAGAGGTTTTTCAAAACGGTAATTTTTCCGATGGTCGGCCTGTGTTTCAAGTTGGGAGCAAGAACGAAGACGGTACGTATACCATTGTCAACGCCAACTTAATGAGCGAAGAAGAGGCCAATGCGGTGTTAGCTGAATTACAGCCTGCACCAAAGAAAGAAGAGGCACCTAAAAAAGAAGTAGCACCTAAGAAAGCTCCAGCTAAGAAAGCAGCTAAGAAGAAGTAGATGGCTACCTCTGGAACAACTGCGTTTGATATGGACTTCACGGAGATCGCTGAAGAAGCGTGGGAACGTGCGGGTCGTGAAATGCGTTCTGGATATGACCTTCGTACCGCACGTAGGTCTATGAATTTGTTGACTATTGAGTGGCAGAATCGCGGTATCAATTTATGGACAATTGATGAAGGCACAGTAAGTCTTGTACAGGGTACTTCTCAATATGACTTACCTGCAGATACGATTGATTTACTAGAACAAGTTCTACGTACAAATAGTGGAGATCAATATACACAGTCTGATCTAACCATAAACAGGGTAAGTGTAAGTACCTACGCATCTATACCAAACAAGCTAACTCAGGGTAGACCGATACAAGTTTACATAGAAAGGCTGGTGGCTAACCCAAAGATAAATGTGTGGCCTGTTCCAGATAAAAGCGATACATACATATTTAAGTATTACCGTATGCGTAGGATACAGGATGCTGGTAGCGGTGTAGAAACTGCAGACATGAACTTTAGGTTTTTGCCATGTTTAGTTGCAGGATTAGCTTATTACATCGCAATGAAAGACCCAGAGCTAGCACCTCGCATACCTATGTTGAAAGATATGTACGAAGAGCAGTTTCGACTAGCTGCTGAAGAAGATAGGGTAAAGGCACCCGCTCGCTTTGTGCCTAAGATAGGCTATGTCTAATCGTTTTGCTTCTACAAAACGCGCTATTGCGGAATGTGATATTTGCGGGTTTCAGTACAAACTACGAGAGCTAAAGAACTTAGTACGTAAAGGACGTGACACAAATCTAAAAGCATGTCCTACATGTTGGAATCCTGACCATCCACAGCTAAAGCTAGGAGAGTTTCCTGTTAATGATCCGCAAGCTATACGTGACCCAAGACCTGATAGAAGTCTTGGTAGAACAGGTGCAAACAGCAGTAGACAGATACAATATGGATTTAACCCAGTTGGTGTGGGTAGAGATCCGTTTGGTTTAACACCTAATAACCTTGTTGCTACAGGGGAAGTAGGTACAGTAACGGTAACGACAACTTAGGTGATCTTATGAAAAATACGAGCACAGTAAAGCCGGTTAAGAATGCCCCCAAGACAGACATGAAGAATGTAAAAACTACGGGCATAAAGATTCGTGGCACAGGTGCAGCTACAAAAGGAACTATGGCCCGTGGGCCTATGGCATAAACCATGAGTATGACCTACTCACAGCTAACGGCGAACATACAAGACATTTGTGAAACTACATTTACAAGTGACCAGCTTGCTATGTTCGTGCAGCAGACAGAGCAGTTCATATACAACACTGTTCAGCTTCCGTCGTTAAGAAAAAATGTATCAGGCACTATAACGCTAGGTAACAAGTATCTAGCTGTGCCATCGGACTATCTGTACACCTACAGCTTGGCTGTGATTAACAGTGATGGGTCTTTCGACTTCTTACTCAACAAAGATGTTAACTTCATTCGTGAAGCATACCCCACGCCTACATCCACAGGCACTCCAAAACACTACGCTAATTTTAATGACGAGACCTTTATCCTTGGGCCTACACCTAGTGCTAGCTTGACTGTAGAGCTTCATTACGGGTACTACCCAGAATCTATTGTTACTGCTAGCACGCTACCGTGGCTTGGTGAAAACTTTGATTCTGCATTGTTAAATGGCTCTTTGGTTGAAGCGATACGGTTTATGAAAGGTGAGCCTGATTTAGTTGCTATGTACGATAAGATGTTCGGTCAATCGCTAACTTTGTTGAAAGCACTAGGCGATGGCAAGCTACGTGGGGATACATACAGAGAAGGCCAGTATACGCAGGCGGTTACGTAACATGTTTATGGAAGTACCAAAAATAGAAATAGGACAGGTTACGGTAGCCACCACCGAATACAAAGGGCATGACCCAGAGTATTGGGCTGAACAAGCTACCAAGCGTATTGTGAGTGTCGGTGGCAATTGCCACCCCGCCATAGCTCAACAAGCAGAAGCGTTTAAAGAAATGGTACAGACTTTAGTTTGTCTATATATAAAAGAAGCTATACGTAGCGACAGAACTACGCTGATCGCAGAATTATCGAAACAAGGCCATGAGGATATGGCTGAAATACTTAGGAGAGTCTAATGGCTATATCAACCGCTATGTGTACGTCGTTCAAGCAAGAGTTGCTTGTTGGCACACACAACTTTACTGCTACTTCTGGTAACTCGTTTAAGTTGGCTTTGTACACAAGTTCAGCATCTTTAGGTGCCGGTACAACAGCGTATACAACATCCAATGAAGTGTCTGGCACAGGATACACAGCAGCGGGTGCAGCACTCACGAGTGTAACGCCGACCACATCAGGCACTACAGCGTTCTGTGATTTCAGCGATTTGACCTTCTCCAGTAGCACCATAACGGCGAATGGGGCACTTATATATAATGACACGCAAAGCGATAAAGCTGTGTGTGCGTTAGCGTTTGGTGGAGATAAAACCAGCACGGCTGGAGACTTTACGATTACGTTCCCTACAGCAGACGCTTCAAACGCGATAATAAGAATCGCTTGATATGCTGTGGCTCAACAAGCTCAACAGAGGCGAATGACCGAAGAAGAGTATTTAGAATGGGTCAAGCAGCAACAAGATCAAAGTCATAATCAGTAGGGCTTAACGTGTGGCAGATATTACTGGATGGGGTAGAGGCACTTGGGGCGAAGATGCGTGGGGTGAACCCGATCTCGTCGATGTTACAGGTGTATCTGCAACTGGAGCCATCGGTTCAGTCACGGTTACGGCAGGCGCAAGCACCTCTGTCACAGGCGTTTCTGCAACAAGCGCAGTCGGGTCAGTCACTGTATCAGCAGGCGCTAATGTCTCGCCTACAGGCGTTGCTGGGACAGGGGCTGTTGGGTCTGTATCGGCTGCGGGAACAGCTAATGTTACGTCACCTAGTGTCGCGGGCACTGGCGCAGTCGGCTCGGTTTCCGTTAGCGCGGATGCAAGCACTTCAGTCACCGGAGTATCTGCGACGGGAGCGGTGGGATCTGTTTCTGTTGCCGCTTCTGCGAGTATCAGTCCTACTGGCGTTGCTGGTACTTCAGCCATTGGCTCGGTTACGGTCACAGGTGCAGCAAACACTTCAGTCACAGGTGTTAGCGGAACTAGTGCTGTTGGCTCTGTTACTGCCACTGGCGCTGCTGGCGTTACTGCCACTGGGGTTAGCAGCACTGGTGCAATTGGTTCGGTATCTATTACTGGTGATTCATCAGTTACCCCAACAGGCGTTGCAGGTACCGGCGCGGCTGGCACAGTATCTATCGAACTGGGCATCACAGTCAGTCCAACAGGAGTATCAGGAACAGGGCAGACAGGAAGCGTATCAACCACAGCCGATGGAAACGTCACACTCACAGGAGTCAGCGCCACCGGAGAAGTTGGCCCAGTAACTGTATGGGGGCTAATAGATGATGCACAAACACCAAACTGGAGTAATATAGATGCTTCACAAACGCCTAGTTGGTCAAGTGTGTCAACGAGTCAGACCCCAGAATGGGAAGAGGTTGCATAATGGTTCGTAAAGTTAATAAAGTAATTAAAGGTTTAGAGAAAGCCTCTAAGACTCACAAGAAGCAAGCAGAGACGCTCAAGAAGCACGTAGCTTCAGTGAAGAAACCAAAGGCTAAAAGTCGGAGAAAGTAGATGGCAACTTATGTAAA